ACCCTCAGTTTACAGCGTGGCAGCCAACAACACAGGTATCTACTGGCCCAATGCCACAACGTTAAGTGTGACTGTGGCTGGCAGTGACCGTGTGAAATTCAGCAGCAATGTTAATTCAACCAGCAACACCACAGGAGCACTAACTGTCACCGGCGGAGCAGGCATCACCGGCAACATCAATACCAGTGGCCTGGTGGCAATTACCAATGTGGTCAACAGTTCAAACATCAACACAGGTGCACTTACTGTAGCAGGTGGCACAGGCATTGTGGGCAACTTAAATGTTGGTGGCGATATCACTTGTGTGGGCGACTTTACTGTGAACGGTACATTTACCACAACAGGAGTAGATGCTCTAGTGGTAGAAGATCCTTTTATCTTTTTGGCCAACGCCAATCCAGGCGACAGTTTTGACACTGGTGTGATATCTCAATACAACGACGGTGTGGTCACAAGATACACTGGTTACTTCCGCGACATCACAGATGGCAAATATCGATTGTTTGGCAACCTGTTGACCAAACCTACCACTGTGGTTGATACTGGAAACGCTAGTTTTGAATTGGACGATTTGCTTTTGGCCAACCTCAGTGCCAGTGGCAACGTCACTGGTGCGTTCTTTGTGGGCAACGGATCGGCACTCACAGGCATTGCTGGAGATGCTACTCAAATTTTTAATGCCAACAGTCGAGTTGTAATTCCTTCGTCCAATGGCAACATTGTCAGCAACGTCAACAACGTTACCATAAGCATACTCAGCAGCACAGGACAAGCAATTACAGGAGCAATTGCAGCCACAGCCAACATCAGTGCCACAGGCAACGTGATTGGCGGCAACGTCAGTGCTGTGGGCATAGTAACTGCTACAGGCAACATCATTAGTGCTGCCAACGTGTCTGGCGGCAACCTGCTCACAGGCGGAGGTATCACAGCCACAGCCAACGTCACAGGCGGAAACATCACTACAGCAGCACAGGTCAGCGCCGGGGCCAACGTCACTGGCGGCAACATCAAAACTGCCGGCGTGGTCAGTGCCACAGGCGATGTGTTTGGCAACAATTTTTCAGCCACAACTGCCATCAACGCTTCGGGCAACATAACCGGAGCCAATCTGGTGACCACAGGCGCTGTCAGTGCCACTGGAGCTATCACTGGCGGTGGCACACTGTCGGTAACAGGCAACATCACAGGTGGCAATGTCAGCACAGGTATTTTGAGCCTGAGTGGCAACGTGGTTAGTGCCATCAACACAACAAGTGCTATCACTACCACTGCCAATATTGCAGGTGGCAACATTGTTAGTTCAGGACTGTTGCAAGGTGTCACTTTGAGTGCCACTGGTGCTGTCACGTTCTCGGGAACCACAACTGCAATTGCAGTGGGCACAAGTCAGACCACAGGAACAATCACCCTGGGCGGAACCAGCCAAACTGGTGTAATTAACATTGGCAGATCAATCGAAACACAATCATTAGTTCTAGCCAATGGTGCCACAGCATCAGGCAACCTCAAAACAATCAGCATTGGTGAGTCAGGTGCTGCAGGATCCACAACCACAATTGCAGTAGGACCTGTTGACGGCACAGGCACTGCAACATTCAACACAGGCACCACAGTGACCATTGCCAACACATCGGGATCAGCCCTGAGTGTGGCTGGCAATGTGACCGGCGCTAATCTGCGAACTTCTGGTGTGACCATTGGCTCTAGTGCCGTCACTGGTGTGTCAACACTGAGTGCCACAGGCACAATAACAGGTGGTAACTTGGCCACAGGTGGAACAGTTAGTGCAGCAGGCACTATTACAGGTGGCGACTTAGCCACAGGTGGAACTGCCAGTGCTACCGGCAACGTTACCGGCGGCAACGTTTTGACCACAGGACTGATCAGTGCTGGTGGGTCAGTTAGTGCCACAGGCAATGTTACTGGTGGCAACATCAGCACAGCTGGCCTGATCACAGCCACCGGCAACATCACTGCCACTGCCAACATTGCTGGTGGCAACATCTTGACTGCTAACCTAGTACAAGGTGCCACAGTCAGCGCCACTGCCAACGTGATTGGTGCCAACATACAAGGCGGCACACTGAGTCTAAGCGGCAACGTGATCAGTGGTTTAAATATGACTACTCAGATCACCAGCACAGCCAACATCACAGGTGGTAACTTGTTGACCAGCGGATTGATTAGTGCAACTGGCAACGTCACCGGTGGTAACATAAGAACAGCAGGTGTGGTCAGTGCCACAGGCAACGTCACCGGTGGTAACTTGTCAGGCACCAGCATTGTGGGCACATTGACCACTGCTGCACAAACCAATATCACTAGTGTAGGTACACTCACAAGTTTAGCAGTCACAGGCAATATTACCAGTGGCAACTTGTCAGGCACCAGCATTGTGGGCACACTGACCACAGCAGCACAGACCAATATCACCTCAGTTGGTACTCTAACTGCACTCAGTGTGACTGGCAACATCACTGGTGGTAACCTGATCACTGCCGGCCTAGTAAGCCTGAGTTCAATTACCAAAACAGGCTCAAACGGCGTGGGCAACATTGGTGCAGCGGCCAGTGCATTCAACACGGTGTTTGCCAAGGCCACATCAGCACAATACGCCGACTTAGCTGAAATGTACTGTGCTGACGCAACATACGCACCCGGCACTGTGTTGAGCTTTGGCGGCACACAAGAAGTTACACTTAGCACACAAGCCAGCGACCCACGAGTTGCTGGCGTAGTATCCACACATCCTGCACACCTGATGAATTCAACTTTGAACTGTGATTATGCAGTAGCTCTGGCTCTGACAGGACGAGTACCTACTCAGGTCACAGGCACAGTACGCAAGGGCGACATGATGGTGAGTGCTGGCAACGGTCATGCACAGGCCTGTGCCTCACCTGTTATGGGCACAGTGATTGGCAAGGCTGTGGAAGATTTTGACGGCAACACCGGCACAATTGAAATTGTTGTTGGTAGAATGTAAGGACAAAAATGGCTTATTTAGGTAATACACCGCAGATTGGACAGTATCGCAAAATGGATGCACTCACGTTCAACGGGTCTACACAAACATTCAACATCACAGTGGGTGGTGTGAGTTTTACTCCACCCACTGCACTGTCTATGTTGGTGGTGCTCGATGGCGAACCGCAGAATCCTGGGGTAGATTTTAGTATCACGGCTGCAACCATCAGCTTTGCGGTGGCACCAGTCAACAACACGCCTTTCTTTGCACTGTTGTTTGGAGACACACTATATACTGGCACACCAAGCGATGCCACAGTGATCAACAGCAAAATTGCTGATGGAGCAATCAGCTACAACAAGTTTGACACCAATACCCAGTCCCGCTTGACAGCAAATCAAATCATATTTGGAGTTTAATAAATGGCACGACAACGATTATACGACTACGTATTCACACCAGGCACAGCAGGTCTTGGCACAATCAAAGTACCTGGGCGTTATGCCTTGTCAGATTTTTTGGCCATTTACGACACCACAGTAAACGTCAATATCTACAATTTTGGTGATCCGTCTCTGGGTGGCACAGTGAGTTATACAGCATCCGTTACTGCTGATTTTCCCACAGCCTATGATGGTGTGACCACACTGTCTCTAGATCTTAATACCAACACTCTGAGTAGCAGTGACAAACTGGCAGTCTATGTAGAAAACCAAGACCTCGAAACAAGACCTTGGCCGTTTGGAGAAGATGCAATTGGACGTCAGCGTGTGTCTAATCCACAGGCTCTGATTGATGCTGACTTTGAATACGGTCTGCAGAATACCAAATGGCAAAATTTTTCAACCAACAACAACATTCCTGGATTCTACGACGACACAGGTGCTGATTTAAACATTTCAACCAATGGATATGCGTCTTTGATTGCTGGCGACGATGTGATTACCAGCAACGTGGACACAGCAGTGCGTCTCAGCAATGCCGGCACTGCTCCATGGATTGCCAATGACTTTGCACTGCTGATCAGTCAGACACAAGGTAATGTTACACCTTTTGTTAGTACTCATTTGACAGCCAACGTGCTGAGCCCACAAGAACGTGAATTCACCGTGGCCAGTTCCACAGGATTTGCAGCAGGCGACCGTGTGGTAATTATTCCTAAACCAACCTCAGGCGGCACCACAGTTGCTACCAGTATTACCAGCACAGCCACAACCACTGTGGTGGTTGCCGATGCTGCTACGGCAGGCATTGTGGATGGCACCTACGTGATTGTGGCCACTGACACAGCCAATGTGTTTGAAACCATGGCAGTGACCAACGTCAGCACCAACACACTCACTGTGGTTCGTCAGACCAACAACACCAACGGAGGCGGAGTCAACATCACGTCAGGCAATGCTATTTTTGTTGTGCCTCAGATTGAAGTAGCAAGTGTCATTGAAGTGCCTAGTGGAACTTCTATTGATCTCACACGTGGATGGTACAACATTCCGTCTGTGTCATCTGCTGCTATAGGTTCAATTGTTCAAAAGCTAAGTGGCAACGTTGAACTAGTTCAACACACTGCTGTCAGCACTGCGGTCAACGGTGTTCAGACCATTAGTCGCAGCGCCTACGGTACCACAGCATTGACCGCAGCCGCGTCAGGATCTTTGATGGTCAGAATGACTGGCGTTTACAACACCAGTGCTAGTACTGATCTACCAATTGTGGGCGTTAATGCTCTGGATCACGGGGTGCCTGAATTTGGTTATGTAAATTCTATTAACCTGGAACAAAGCCAAGCTGAAGGTGTGAGTGTGGTCACTGACCAAGGCTACAACACCAACAACTTTGCATTTATTCCTTATAGTTCTGTGACAGCACCAGCAGTGGGATTTCCGTTGAATCGAGATGACACCATACTGCGTCAAGCCTATACATTTACCGGTGCTGATCTTGACATTCTGAGCATTGCTGCCAACGGGTCAGATCCTGCTACCATCACAGTGACCACACGATACGCACACGGACTAGTGCCTGGCACCACAATCATTGCCAACTTGACCTCAGGAACCAATTATGACTACGGCACAGGCAACTTCTTTGTGCTAAGTGTGCCCAGCACCAGCTCATTCACCTACACAGCCAAACCAGGCGCCGCAGTGTCGGGTGCATTGACAGGTGAGATTAATGTGCGCTCCAGTGCTGTGTTCTTGCCAAGACCATTTGATGGCGGTGTTATCATGAGTTCAGGAGCACCTACCCGTGGTGCCAGTGCAATTCGACAAACCAAAAAATACTTTCGCTATCAGTCAGGCAAAGGCCTATTGTTTACATCTGGTACCATGCTGAAACCCACATTTGACATTGTGGCTATCTCAGCAGCTGGTACTGCAGTCAGCAGTGACATCACAGTTGAAACTGACATTGAACACGGGTTGAACCCTGGTGCAGTGATAGAACTGTCAGGCATTGATGCCACAGGCTACAACATGTCTGATTATGTGGTATCTAGTATTGTAAGTGATGTGTCATTCATAGTTGAAGCACAAGCTGAATTAGAAACTACCACACCTGACCTGGCACCCCAGCCTCGAGTCAATGTAGAAGCCTGGCACGGTGCCAGTGTACGTGCTGGCATATTTGATGATCAGAACGGCTTGTTTTGGGAGTGTGACGGCCAGAGCGTCAACGTGGTACAGCGTAGCAGCACATTTCAAGTTGCTGGCCTAGTTAGTGTGGGCACAGGTTCTAACCTTGTGGTTGGCGACGATGTGAGTCGCTTCCAAGAACAGCTCAACAACGGTGACCAAGTGATCATTCGAGGAATGACGCACACAGTCACAGGTATTTCTAGCGAAAAGCGCATGACCGTGGTTCCTACTTATCGCGGCGTGTCCAATGAAAATGGTATAAAAATGTGTCTACGGCAGGAAATTCGAGTACGTCAATCTGACTTCAACATTGATGTGTTAGATGGCACAGGCCCCAGTGGATACACTCTGGATTCAGGACGTATGCAGATGTTGGGTATTGAGTACTCGTGGTACGGTGCTGGTTATGCACAATGGATGATTCGTGGCCAACGCGGCGAAATGATTCCGTGCCATCGTCGTCCCAACAACAACATCAATTACGAAGCCTACATGCGTTCAGGCAACTTGCCAGCACGATACGAGGCCATCAACGACACTCCGGTGCAAGGTCTGGCTTCTGCAATCAACGATGCTGTGACCAGCATTGAGTTGACTGACGCCACTGACTATCCTGATGCCAGTGTAACTTATCCTGTGTTTGTGATGATTGACAGTGAAATCATCAAATACTCTGGCAAAACTGTCAACACCTTGACAGGTTGTACACGAGCTGCAACATTTACTCAGTGGATCCAAGGACAAAATCGTTCATTTACCAGTTCGGCTGCTGCCAGTCATGCTGCCAACACAGGTGTGATTTTGATCTCCAATACCTGTACTCCAGTGGTCAATCACTGGGGTAGTAGTGTAATTATGGACGGCGGGTTCGATGAAGATGCTGCTTTCCAGTACACCTACAACAGAACCAACTTTGGTTTGCCAGCCACTGTTGGTGAAAAAGAACTGGTGTTTGCCATGAGATTGGCTCCCAGCGTCAGCAACGGTATCATTGGTAATTTGGGCGATCGTGACTTGATCAATCGCTCACAGTTGAGTCTTGTGAGTCTCAACGTGCAGGGCACAGGCGGCCGTTATCTTGTGGAAGGCATCTTGAATCCCAACAACATTGATAGTGCCAACACCAGTTGGCAAGGCCTAAACAACTCCGGTGGCGGGTTCCAACCCAGTTTCAGTCAGTTTACTGTGGCTCCCACATATGAAGGCGGCTCCACAGGTGGTGTTACAGGCGCTCCCCTAAACACAGCAGGCGGCTTTTCAAGATCGGGTGTCAAAACAACCAGTTCTAAATCTAGAAATTTTGCAAACTTGGTTCCGGTAGTGGTATCATCAGCCACAGGAGCAAACGCGGTGCTGAGTGTGAGTCTTACCGGAGCAGGAACCACATACAGTACCACCACCACTGCTATCACAGTTCAGAACGCAGGCACAGGATACGCAGTGGGCGACACACTAAAAATCTTGGGCAACGTGATTGGCGGCAGCACACCCACCAATGACTTGGCATTGACAGTGTTGACAGTGACTACTGAAATTTCAGGCGGAGAAAGACTGTTTGCTATTCCAATTAATGCTAGCACAGGCGGTTTTCTAGATCTAAGCGCTGTCAAACAGATTGGTACTAGTGCTATTCCTGGAGCAGGAACATATCCCAACGGTCCTGAAGTGTTGGCTGTGCAAATCACAGCATTGACCACACAAACAACACCAACTGGTGACGTGCAGTTGAGCTTTAGAGAAAGCCAAGCCTAAAATTACAAAAGGTCCTGCTCCACACGCAGGATTTTTTGTTGCACAGCATCAATGTTGATGGTGTTCCACAGACCCGGATGCATGGGTCGTGGCCATGTTCCGGCATCAATCCAGGCATAGCCCAGGTGCTCGTGATTGAGTCTGGGCGTAAACTCTGTGCCGAGTACACATACCCAGGTATGATATTCAAATGCTCCGTCAGGTGCTGTAAATTTTTCCAGAGGAATCAATCGCAAGTAAGTGGGAAAGCTACCCAGTTCCTCTATGCACTCACGTTCCATACCACCCAGCAAGGTCTCGCCAGTTTCCAGCTTGCCGCCAGGCAGTCCCCAAGCACCCGGATGCTTGGAGTCATTGCGTAATAGATAAAGATAGCGACCGGTGTCTAGACTGCGAAACCAAACACCCACGGCTTTTAAAGCACCAGACTCCATGTGCCTCCGGGATAGACCCCTTGATAACTTTTGACCCATCCTGATCCTGTCCATTCGTATTGAATACTGGTTGTGATATTGGTTACATACTGACCTGAATTGGCGCCAGCAGCCCTAAACACCACCTGCCAGTAGCTGTTGGCATACTCAATAATATCATTGGCATCAGCTATCAATGGACGACCATTGGCTCCCAACCAGGCCACAGGATTAAACTCGTTGTTTTGATCGCCAGTGGCCTCAACTAGAAGGTATCGTTGTCCTTCTACAGCAGAATCCAGACCTTGTTGTGGTCCACTCACTAGTGGATCAATCACAGCGTCTACAGGTGCTAGAGTGTTTTGTGGCAAGGTGTCGGAGTCTGGATTAAAAATTACAAAACGGTCGTCACTGGGATCTAGTGCAATGGTTCCAATCACTTCGGTGCCGTTTTCTTGCTCAAGACGCAGTTGACTCACGCCAGGTCTCAGTGTGCCATACATGTCAATTACCGCAGGCCACAACAGGTTGCTGTCAGAAACCACAGCATTAGGATCAAGTGAGTCATTGGCGTCAACTGACGCAAGAGTAGGCTGCAGGCATTGAATCTTGTTGCCAACAACCACAAGTCCGTAGTTGAAAGGAGTTATACGTTGTCTAGTGCCCAGCAACAGATCATTGTTGGTCACAGCTTCATTTAGGTCGCCCTGAGCATCATACATAGATGCAATCACACGCTCGACCACGCCCAGTTTCCTGACCTTGGCAGGAGAACTGATCCAGATAGGCAAGTTAAATTTGAGAGTGGCAATGTCAATTGTGTCCTGAGCACCCACTGGGATAGTTCTAGAAGTCCACACAGATGATTCTAGTTCTACTATGCTGAGACTGGTCCAGTCAATGTAGTTGTCTGTGCTTTGAATTTCTAAACTGGGGTTGAATAGAGTCAGCATCTGTTCCAGGATCTGAAACTTTTGGTTGGTGTTAGAAGTCCAAATGTCCAGCGTGATGCCCAGTTTATAGGGCACAGGCATTAGTCTTTCAATGGTAAAAGCATTGCCCTGTGTGGTTTCGTAAGTTTCCGTAGACTCATCGTAGGTGCGTTGTCGCACAGCAATTTTGCTCACAAACGTTGGATCCTGCATTCTAGGACGGTCGTAGTCTAACCCAGAAACATAAAATGTCATTAGTGGACTGGACGGCATGGAGTTACGACTGTTTTCCTGAATGATGTTTTGTGCGTTGCGACTGGCATCACCGTAACGAA